CTAACCCCAATCCGACAGCCCGCCAGCGCCCCTGGCGGGTTTTTCTTTTCCCGCTGCAGGGGCGGCAGCTTCAGGCGCGTCGCGAGGCGCCCATTCTCAAAGGAGATGCGCCATGGCTGGCGACATCGAAACCACCTCCGGTACGAAATTCTATATCAGCACCACTGCCGCAGCTTCGACGGTGGACACACTTCCCGAATACGAGGCTCTGACCTGGACAGAGGTCATGGAGGTCGAGGATCTCGGCAACGTCGGCGACGTATCGTCCGAAGTCACCGGCGCGGCGATCGGCGACAGCCGTGTCCGCAAGGCCAAGGGCGCGCGCAACGCCGGCACAATGAATGTGATCTGTTTCGATACGGTGCCGCTCGATGCCGGGCAAACAGCAGTCATCGCGGCCGAGGCGTCGAATAGCAATTACGCCTTCAAGATCGAATTGCCCGAGCCGGTCGTGGGCACGGCTGCGACCATTTATTTCCGCGGGCTGGTGATGTCGAACGAGCTGCGGCTCGGGACCAATGACAACATCAGGCGGCGGGCTTTCAACATCGGGGTCAACAGTGCCCTGACGGAAGAGCCTGCCACCACTGCCTGATCCTTGGTCGAGGCAAACGTGCAGGGCGGCAGCGATGCCGCCCTTTTTCTTTTCACGCAACAGACACTGGGTTGTTTCATGAAACTAAGCGACCGCAGGATCAATGTGCAGGCGCGCGAGGAAGGCGCATGGGTCAAGGATATCCCTGAGTTTCTCGACGTTGAGCTCAAGGTGCGCGGTGTCGGCAACAAGGACTGGGCGCGCATGGAGCAAAAGCTTATTGCCGCCGTGCCGCGCCAGCGCAGGGTGAACGGGCTCGAGCCGCAAGACCGGTTGCGCATCAACGGCATTCTCATTCGCGACACGTCGCTGCTCGATTGGAAGGGCATCGAGAACGGCAACGGCGAGCCTGAGTTGTACAGCAAGGAAGCCGCGAACAAATACCTGACCGATCCGGAGTTCGAAGCGTTCGTCTGGGCCTGTCTGTGGGCGGCCAATACGGTAGCCGATCAGCGCCAGGAAGAGATCGAGCAAGACGCAAAAAACTGATTGACGCCCTGCGGTGGCAACATCAGTGGGGCGGGCAGGTTAAGCACTGGCAATTCATGATCGAGAAGGGCCGGCAAGCACCAGCGGAGTTCTACGATCAGCCGTTAATCGAACCGCATCTGGTCTGGCTCTGGAATGCGTTCTGGGAACTGAGCACCGAACGCCAGCTCGGCATGAGCATCGGTCCGATCCCCGGGTCCAAGATCCGCGAATACCTGTGCGACGAGCTCGAGCTGCACGGCGCCGACTACGATCGCGCCAGGGCGATCATCCGCAAGGTTGATACGGACTATGTTGGAATGTTGAACAGCCGCAAGAGCGATGAGCCGAAACTGTCGGACCAGGCCAAGGCAACCGACAGCGAAGGCGTCAAGCGTGTGATGCGCGGGCTGGGCAAGGCGAAGCCGGGGAAAAGAAAATGAACGGCAACGTCATCCGCACCATTACAATCCGGGGCACCAGTGAGGGGCTCGACAAACTCACCGGAGACCTGAAGGAGCTTGCCGCGGCCGAGAAGAATGTCGCGATCGTCTCCGACGACATGTCGAAGAAGCAGCTTTCGCTCGCGGCATCCCTGAAGCAGCAGACGCTACGCTTGGACGAGGCGGCGCGTGCGCAGAATAACATCTCGCGTGAGACCCGGCTGGCCGACCGCGGGCTGCGCGAAAATCTCATCACCCAGCAGCAGCATGCCCAGATCATCACATTGGCCACCCAGCGCTATGGGGTGGCGGCCACAGCGACGAAAGGTCTTGCGCAGCAGACTGGTCTTGCCCGGCATGAGATGATCAACATGAGCCGGCAGTTGCAGGATGTGGGCGTGTCGCTGGTGTCGGGGCAGTCGCCTTTCATGGTGATCGCGCAGCAGGGCACGCAGATGGCCGACATTCTGGCGACGTCCGGTGTCGGGATCGGCGCTGTCTTCCGGCAGGTCGGCGGCGCTATTGGCCGCTTTGCCCTCTCGACGGGTGGTGCTGTGACGGGCCTGTTGGCAGTCGGAGGAGCGGCTGCATATTCCGCCCTGAAATGGAATGAGGGCAAGGTTGACATTCAGCGGTCGCTGATGGGGATCGGGCAACAGTCCGGTGCGACGGCTGGGCAGCTTGAAGAGATTGCACAGGAGGCTGCCAAGAATACCAAGATCTCGGTCACTGGAGCGCGAGAGCTTACGGCCGCGCTGGTACAGACCGGCAGGATTGGCGTCGAGGAATTGGGTGCCCTAAACAACATGGGACATGACTTTGCCAAGGTTCTTGGCATGGAAATCCCCGAAGCCAACAAGTTGCTAGCGGCATCGTTTGCGGACCCAGCCAAGGGTGTAGAGGTTCTGGCTGAGAAATTTAAAATCCTGCCGAAAGAGATTGAGAATGTTCAACGCCTGGCCGGTGGCGGCGACTTTGTCGGCGCGCGCAATGCGTTGGTAAATATCATCACGCCGCAGCTCAAGGATGCCGCCAAGGCATCTAGCTTTATTTCTGCTTCGTGGGAGGCGACATGGAAATGGCTGGACAAGGCGGGCAGCGCGCTTAACACCTTTATCGACCGTGAGACCGGTTACAATACCATGTCTGATCAACTCACTGTTGCGAAGGGCAGTGTCAGCGGTCTGGAAAGACAGAAGTCCTCTCTGTCACCAATTACAAAACTGATGTCGCCCCAGATTGAAGCTGGCCTCGACAAGCAGTTAGAGGCGGCGCGCCAGAAGGTCAGTGAGCTTGAGGAGGCGTTGAGCAAACTCGGCGGCAACAAGGCTCTGACCGCACTGGCGCAGCAGGCGCTTGGCTTTGCTGCCGCTCTATCTCCCGACTCCACAAGCATCGCCAAGTGGAAGGATGTATTAAAGACGACGGACAACTTGCTATCGTCGCAAAAAGACCTCGACATGTTGACCAAAGACCAACAGAGGGATGTGAGGCTGACGAATGAACTTGCCAGGGATCAGAAGGAATATACCGAACAAATTCGGGATGCTCATCAGGGCGTGAGAATCGAAGTTGGGAAGGAACTCGATCTACTTGGGAAGCAAGCCACCTTGGCCGGGGCGCGCAGTCAGCACGAACATTTGGCTGCTCAGTACGCTGTTGATTATACAGAGGCTCTTAGGGCGGGTACGAGCAAGAACGAGGCAAATCAGGTAGCTACCGCCAAGCGCGCGGTAGCTATGGCGGCAATCGTCAAGCAGGAAGATGATCTCATCCGATCGTCCGAAGATCAGCTCGCCATTGCCAAAGAGGTTACGCTGGAGGGCAAGGCCAGCGCGCAGCAGGTGGCAACCGAAAATCAACTCAGGGCGCAACTGGTGGGCCATATAGAGTCCGCCGAAATCGCTGCAAACCAATATGCAGCGCAGATGACCGAGATTAACCGCCAGGCTGAAAACATTGTCGGCTCACTGTCGGACCAGGCAAACGTCGCCTCCGCAATCGGTGGGCAGGCCAAGGTCGCGGCGCAAGCGCAGGCCACCTACAACGACATGGTCCGCCAGGGTTACAGCGCGTCGCAGGCGCTTGCCGCATCAGAGCAGACACGCAGGGCCGGGCTTGGTGCGATCAACGCGGCGATGGCCGAGCAACTGGCGTCCCTGAGAGACCAGGGCATGGTTGCGGGGGCCGCAACTGGTGCTCAGAAAATCTCCGCACAGGCGCAAGTCGCATACAACAAGGCGCTGCGCGAGGGAGCGACTGCGGCACAGGCCGCAGCCCTTGGTCAGCAAACCTATGCCAACGGCGTGGCCGCCGCCAACGCCGCGGTCGAGAACGCGATCTATGAGATTGAAAAGCAGGCTGACATACTCAAGGCCGCCGGCACGGCCTTTGAGGCCACCACCAAAGCAGCATGGGCATACTCCGACGCGCTTCGCTCAGGGGCCGATGAAGCTCATGCCTTTGCGCTGGAGCAGGCAGTATTAAACGCCGAGATGGACAAGGCCCGCATCGCTGGCAATGAGAAACGTTTGCAGGCATCGGGCGCGGCCAAGGGATACTTTGAGAACTCATATACCCAAGCCGGGCGAATGACCGCATACGCTAGGTATGGCCTAGGTGGTGTTACTGAAGGCAGGGACTTGCTTGGACTTCCCCTGTTCACGCCCAATGCAACGGGCCTGGAGTATGCGGCAAACAGGGCTCTTTCGGGTGGCGACCCGGAAAGCGCCATCTCGTCATTGCTCTCGAGAGAGGCGCTTTCAAACAGCACAGACATACAACAAGGGGCACTCAGCCTTGTGTCGCGTTTGACAGAGTTGCTGCCTGACGATCAAAAAGCCGGCGTTATCCAGAGTGAGCTTAACGTACTGGAAGGGCAACCCAAAACTCTGGCTTCGATGGAGTTGATAAAGGATCTGAAGAGCAAGCTCGAGGAGCTGACCAAGGCGACTGAAGACAACACCTCCGCAACATCGGCCATGACCGACGTGTTGTCGCCGTTCTATTCCTCCGATCCACGCCGCACACATTTGGGATTCCGCGCGTTTGCTGGCGGCGGGATCATGACGCAGTTCGGTGAGTTGCCGCTCAAGCAATACGCTGGCGGTGGCGTCGCGACATCGCCACAGGTGTCCGTGTTCGGCGAAGGGACGTCGCCGGAGGCTTACGTGCCGGTCCCGTCTGGCCGCATCCCGGTCGAGATCAAGCAGCCGGCCAACAGCAACAAAAAGCCGGTCAACATTACCATCCACGTCCACGGCAATGCTGACCAGAACACGGTGGCCGCCCTGAGAACAACGGGCTTCCAGCAGGCGCAGGCGATGCGCCGGGCAATGAGATAACAGCATGTCGTTCCCGACGTATCGCCTGCCGCCCGGAATAGAGGAAGGGGCTCAGGGCGGGCCGGAATTTGCCACCGTCATCCAGGAGTCGGTGTCGGGGCAGGAGCAGCGGATCAAGGTGTGGGCCAAGTGCCGCGCACGGTACGACATTGGATATTCGGTTCTGGAGTCCGATGACCCGGTCGGGAATTATCAAGCCATTCTTGCATTGTTTTACGGACACGGCGGCCGGTTCAAGGCGTTCCGGTTCAAGGACTGGAGCGACTACCAGGCCACAAACGAGAGCTTCGGGACGGGCGATGGGGCCGACACCACCTTCCAGCTTTACAAGACCTATGATCCCAGCCTGATACTGCTGAACACGCCGGGCTCGATCACCTACACGCGCGAGATCTATCTGCTCGCGACGGCTCCGACTATCAAGGTGAACGGCGTCACCAAAACAGTAACGACCGACTACACGATCAGTGCCACGGGATTGGTCACGTTCACCAGCGCGCCGGCCAACGGTCACGCCCTGACGTGGACGGGCGAGTTCGACATCCCGGTTAGGTTCGACGTGGATTATTTGTCGGTCGTGATGAACGTGAACAACATTGCGGACATCGGAAGCATCTCTCTCCGCGAAGTCATCGGGTCGTCCGAGTTGGCTTGATGCGCGATTACAACATTACGCTCACGTCCACGAATCTGTTTCTGGCGCGGGTGGTGAAGATCACGCGCCTCGATGGCTTCATCTTGCGCATTGCGGAGGCCGAGCAGTCGCTCACGGTCTCGGCGCAGACGTTCTCGCCGCTGCCGGGTGCCGAAATTTCAGCCGTGAAGCATGCCCTCAACGGTGAAGTCGGATCGATGGAGATCAGGTTCGCCCATTCGGATGGTGGCACGCTCGACACGGCCGAGCTGAACACCGGGTTCTGGGATGGGGCGACGGTCCAGCTGTATCTGGTTGACCGGCTAACGTTGCCGGCTCTCGGCGATCCGATGTTCACGGGATTGATCGACGCCGTGAATATCGATCCGATCGGGTCATCCGGAGATTTCGACATCCGCGGCCTTGCGGTGCAGGCCGAGGCGTTCATTCAGACGTTCCAGCCGATGTGCCGGACGGACCTGTTCAGTTCCCTGTGCCAGCTCGATGAGACAGCTTTCGATCACGTCGGCACGGTCGGCACGATTATTGACCGGTTCAATTTCACGGTGGCTGGACTGGGCGCGCCGCCGGCTGACGGGTGGTTCAACCAGGGCACGTTCGTCACGGCCTCCGGGTTCAAGGGCGTCGTCGCGAACTGGATTTTGAGTTCGCTCAAGATCACCATGTATCAACCGCAGTGCCTCGCGCGCTTGACCGCAGGCGAGGCCATTACGTTGTATCCCGGCTGCGACAAGACCGGCACGACCTGTCGCACCAAGTTCAACAACAAGATCAACTTCCAGGGCGAGGACCATTTTCTCGGCATCAACAGCATCGTGGGCGTCTGAACGATGGCCTGGGTTAATAAACATGGCATGTGGGCGGACCTTGCTCACACACAGTGGGTCAGACAGCCAGGCTCCGTACCCGACCCGTCGATCAATACCCACTTTGAATGGATCGACGATGCACCGGTACCTTCTGCGCCGGCTGGGCCAAACCCGACACCCGTCTCTCCGACCTTTGATCCGCGCCTTGAAGCGAATGCATTATATGGAAAGGCGATGGGCCTCTACACGGGTGGCTACGCTCGCATGGGTGCGTCGCCGGCTCCGATCGTCGGACCATACATCGTCGGCGACGTGGTAGATTTCATTGTCTCGTTCGGCGTTCCATCTAACCCGGATGGCGACCGCAAAATCTACAACATCTGGCTGGACAACGAATGGGCGTGGACATCACCCGGCGGCGGCACGCTGCCGGCTCACGGCACCTTCAAGGCCGAGACGTTTGACTTCATCTTCAAGCCGGGCACGCTGTCGCAGTCAATATGCAGCATGGAGACGACGCACTACCCCGGCGACGAGAATGCCTACCGCCCGCAGATGATCCTCCAGATCACCGGCTTGCCCTATGCCCGCTTCATGTCGATCACCGGAAAGCCGGTGCCGTATGTTGCGTGCGATATCGGTGATGTGACGGCCGGTGCCGATCCTCTGGACGGCATCAACTTGGGCGAGGCGCTTGAGCGCATCGCCGGGTCGCCGTGGTGTGGCATGCCGTCCACTTTCGAGACGGTGGATGTCACCGACGTGGTGAGGGCGATCCTCATCAAGGACAATTTCACCATCGTTGATCTTTGCCAGAACGTGACGGGCGAATACCGCAACCTCGACCTCGTTATTGCCGACAAGATCAGGGTGAAGGATCGTGGGTCGAATGTCGTTCCCGATTTCGTATTCGACCGCGACTCGATCATTGCAGACGACAGCGCGCTGAAGGTGTCTCGCGGCAACGCCACGGGCCAACGCCGCGAGCACGAGCTGATCGCGATTGACCCTGATCAGGATTACACGGCTGTCCCATCGCTGTCGAAAATCCCGCGCGACCCGATGGTGATCTCTGCGGCCGTGGGCAAGGAAACCGTCACATCGCCCCTGGTGATCGATGCAGACACGCGGCAGGCGCTTGCGACGTTCTCGCAGAACTACCAGGAGAACGCACGACGCAGGGTCTCATTCCAGGTCGGTGTCCGCGGTTACGGGCTTGAGCCGGGCGACCTGTTCGCGCTGAACGAAATCGCGGACGGGTTCGACAGCGAAGTGTTCAAGTGTACGCAGACGACCCACGGCGCCAACTGGGTCGTGGATGTCGAGGGCGAGGCGATCCTGCGGTGCTCGCTGTTCACTGAACCTGACTATGAATTGCTCCAGTGTCTCAACGGCTCCACGTTTGCGACAACGATAACATTCCCCACGGTGGACTTCGGTGCGGCGGCAACAGATCGACACCTCGTTGCGGCGATCGAGCTGACGATGGTCAACACCGGGGAGACCATCACCGGCGTCACCATCGGTGGCATCTCCGCAACGCAGGCCGTGGTCGCATCAAACGCGGGCCAGGGTGCGCTTGCGGCCGTCTGGCACGCAGCCGTTCCGACCGGTACGTCGGGAAGCGTTGTGATCAACACCAGCGGCACCTTGGCGGAAGCGGCGATCCACGTTTACCGGGTCGTGTCCAGCACGTTCGCGGTCCATGACACCGATTTCGACCAGGCCACGACGGCCGGGTCGGTTGATGTGGCGCTCGATGTGCCGGCTGGTGGCATCGCCATCGCCTCCGGGATCACCCGCCAGGGCGCAGGCTTTAACTGGAGCGGGGCGCTTGAGGCTTGCACGTTCGTCAACGTCACGCACACCGTTGGGCAGAAATCATCCGCATTGCATGTCGCAACTGCAGCGGAGACGGCTCACGTGATTTCAATCGCGCCTACATCGGTTGACCGCATAGCACTCTCCGCGGCCTCGTTCACGATATAGCGATGCCATTAAATCTCGACTCCTGCATTACCGGCATATTCGTACCGGGCAACATCGGTGCGTCGTCAGGGCAGACGCCGGTCCAGCCGATCGTTCCGTCACTCACGGGGATGAGTGGCAGGGGTGTTGCCGAAGGCATTGGCACTGCGGTCGGGGTTGCGGGCACCGGGCACCGCTACTGGCGCATCAACATGACGGACAACAACAGCGCGGCCCACGACGTTGCATCGATGCTCGAGGTTCAGTTCCACACCGGGGCGAATGGGTATGGTCTCGATGCCATCGTCGGCGGCTCGGCGTCGGCCGACACCAATACCAGCACGGCGGCGGGGCTCGCCGACGATGTGCTGACCGACCCGAGCGGCTGGGCTTCGACCAACACGGCGTTCCCGCATTGGTGGAAGTACGACTTCGGCTCCGGCAACGCGGTGAACGTGGTCGGCGTCAGCATCATCGCGCGGGGTCCGGCGGCGGATGGTGTGGGCGGGACCGTCAACATGATGGCGCCAAAGGATTTCGCCATTCAGTGGTCGGACGACAACTCGTCATGGACCACAAAGTGGTCCGAGACAGGCAAGACGTTCACCGCCTTCCAGGTGCGGTTTTTCCGTGAAAGTGGTGCGACGTCCTATACGGGATCGCCCCACGGCGCGCACGCGCACTGGCGTATCCGGCCGACCGAGGACGATGGCGGCGGCATCTCGTCGGCGACGGAGATCGAGATGCGCGCAACACCGGGCGGCTCTGATCAATGCTCGGGCGGCACGCCGATTTCCAACGGTGACATCGGGTCCGGCCTGGTTGACGACAACGCCTTCGATAACAACAACGCGACGTTCTTCGCCTCAACCGTTACCTCGGACGCGACCTACGTCGGCTATTCGTTTGCCTCGCCGGTCAGCGTCGCCGAGATCACCTGGCGCGGTCGGCAGGACAGCAACGCCAACCAGGCGCCGAAGACGCTCTTCATTCAGTTTGCCGACAGCGGCTCTGGTCCGTGGACGACGGCATGGGGTGCGACCGGGCAGACCGGCTGGTCGCTGAGCCAGACCCGCACGTTCACCGATCCGAACTACATCTGATGGTCGATCAACTCAGATCGTTCTGGCAGCAGAACCACACCCTGATTGCGTTCCTCGGGGCGCAGCTCGTGACCTTGGGCGCAGCGGCAGCCTGGATGATCAGTTACAGTGTTAAGTTGGAACAGCGCGTGATGACTCTCGAGACAAGGGGGGCAGAGTACAGCGTGGCCCGTCTTAACAATATCGATCAGAAGCTAACCGCCATGGAGGGAGGTCTCAAGGAGCACGAGGCGCGTATCAACCGGATGCTCGCTGAAATCCTGAAAGACAGACGACCATGACCACGTTCAACCGATATGTGCCCATTGGCGGCGATTTTTGATATTGGTGATTGTCGTTCGCGATACGCCATAGTCCTTGGCGATGTCGTGGTGATATCGAGGATCGGCGCGGATTGAGATGACATCGCGGACCTTCAATTTGTCGCGACCATGTCTGCGTTTGTTGTGGGCCTGTTCAAGTGGCGTAGCCCACCGACAATTTTCGGGTTCGTAGTTGCCGTTCACGTTGATACGGTCGATACTTCGGTCGTTCGGACATTCATCCATGTCAGCCAGGAAGTTGATAAACCCGTTTGAACCCGACCAGCGAGCGCAGACGCGAATACCGCGCGCACCGTAGTCGCCTTGGTAGTCGGTATTTGGACGACATCGAATGTGCATCATTTTCCAGATGCGATAGGTGCGAGTTCTTTTGCCGCGCCGCGAATGTCCATGAATGACGCGATGCCTACGCTGACAACCACAGTTAGCGCTTACACCGTTTCGTAGGTTTGGACCGACAACTTCGCGCTCAGTACCGCAGTCGCAACGGCAGAGCCACGCACGGTGCGGACCTTTGTGGCCGCCAAGACCGCGCACGACCCATGAGCCAAAGCGTCTGCCTGTGAGGTCGATCATCTCACACCTCTCTGTGCCGGAGTGTACGATGACCGCAGCCAACTACAACGCCTGCATCAGCAAGGTGCTCCGCTACGAAGGCGGATATCAAAACGACCCAAACGACCGTGGAAATTGGACCGGCTGCGCTAAGGGGTCTGGCACCAACAAGGGGACTAATCGCGGCATTTCAGCCTGCAGTTACCCCAACGAAGACATCAAGGGGATGACCGAGCCGCGTGCCAAAGTGATCTATCGCGCGGATTACTGGGACCCGATCTTTGGCGACCAGCTTCCGGCTGGACCTGATCTCTGCACCTTTGATGGTGCTGTTAATTCGGGACGTTCGCGCGGCGTGAAGTGGCTGCAGCGTGCCGTGGGGGCTGATGCCGACGGCGTGGTGGGTCCGCAGACGGTGGCCATGGCCAATGCTGCCGACGACCATTTGACGGTCGACCGCATGTGTGACGACCGCATGGCGTTTCTGCGCGGGCTATCGACATGGGACCGCTATGGCAAGGGTTGGACGACCAGGGTGGAAGACGTACGCCGGACTGCGCACAGCATGGTGGTGGACGAGCCACATCCGGAATTGCCTGAACCAGTCGAGCCGCCGTTCGAACCGGAGCCCGAGCCGCTGGTGGTCACGGTGCGGATCACGGTGCCGCCGGGTGTGATTGTGAATGTGGAGCAAGTCGATGGATGAGCTCGGGCTCATACGGCGGGAAGGCTCGATGCCCCTCGCATGTGTGGCCGTCTAATTCATCGATCAACATGACCCGACCCCAGCACGGTTCCCCCTCAAGAGAGAGTTGCCCATAGGTGCAATGCAATCCGCACAGGTCACAAGCAGCATAGCTCGAGGATGTGTGTTTGGGCTTCATTTGTGCTAAGGCTGCGCGCTCGTACTGATTTCCCCATTCCTATCAGCCGCCCGGTCCCCGCCGGGCGGCTCTTTTTTTATGGGCTCACTGCTAGAACCAACTTAGTTCAGCCGAACCTCTCTCAATCCGGCAGGTCGAACTGTAGGTGGCTTTATGGCCGTGGACATCAACGGAGACATACACCTTCCAGAAGTACCGTTGCCCAATCGAATCGCGGAATTTGTAGGAAGAGCTTGTCACACGCAAACCTTCTGCTTTCGGGAGTCGACCAATGACATCGATGATGCAACCGTCCAATAACTCGGTGGGGATGGTCGCTGGAGGCGTTGTGTTCCATTCCTCCGGTGGTGGTTTTGGGGGGCCACAGTTCCCGCCGTTGCAGGTTTGCACGACGGTTCCTGACGGAGTGATTTCAATGACCTTTGAGGGTGATCGATCCGTGGATTGTGCGGCTGCGCTGGTCGAGACTGCGGCGATGGCAAGCACGAGTGCAATGTTTCTGATCATGGTGGTTCCTCTCCGTATGAGGGTGCCGGACGCAGGTGCGGCCGGTACGGACCCGGCTGTTTCGGGGAGGGAGCTACCCTCTCCTAACCGCGTCCGGCGGAGGAACTTTGCACCGGCGCGCGCGGGGCGCAAGACCGGAATTTTGGACTGGCTTTCACGTGAAACGGCTCACGCGGCCATCCGGTAACGGCCGAAGCTGACAATCTGACCGGCGCCGTCGGGGTTTGCTTCGGCCAACTCAGGGTTCGCTGTGTTGGCACAACGAACATCGCGCGGTCTCCGTTTTTGATTGTCTAACCGTTTTTTTGTCTAACAAACGCCCGTCTAACCCATTGATAACATTGATTAGCACTAAGTCCCAGTCGAACTTTTAGACCCTCAATGTTTTCAATCAGTTAGACACCATTCGGGGCCAAGTTAGACAGGGGCGCGTTAGACAGGCTCGCAGAGTTATCATTGGGGGCGTCATGCCGACATCCATTCCGCTGCTGCCTGCTCAATCGCCATCCGCTCCCGGTCGGCGCCGCGCAAATACTTCTCCAGTGTGACCCGGCTGGTGTGTCCCGACAGGCGCATGATCTGCTCATAGGTCCAGCCCTGATGCAGCAGCTCGACCAGCCGGTACTTGCGCAGCCCGTGCGCCGCACAGCCGCGGCCTGTGTCCTTGCGGATGCCGGCCTCGCGGCAAGCGTTCGCGAACCAGTTGCTCGGCTGTCCGTTGGTCGGCCACGACTTGATCTGGTGGTGTCCCCGGTTAACCAGGAACGTCTGCAGCCCGATGACCGGCGTTGCCGTGATCGCGCGGCGTAGTTCCGGCGTCATCTGGGCGAACATTCTGGACAGCGGCTGCTTGCGGGTCTTGATCGGCACCAGCGAGATCATCGTGACGGTCTTGCCGTTGACGGCCTTCAACTGCTTGACGTGCTCCGGGCCAAGCCGCACCGCATCGCGGATGCGCAGGCCGGTCCAGCGCATGATCTCATAG